GTTGGTCAAGCGCCACGCATGCCGGCAATGCCTAGCTCGATCCAGCGTGACAGCAGCGTGCATGTGACGGTCGGCGTCAGCGCGGACAATAACGGCAATCTTATGCCATTCGTGGAGTCCGTCTCGCAGCGGACCGTGTCGCAGGCTGCACCGAAGATTGTGTCGGCATCGCAGCAGCGAGTCATGCCGACGATTGCCAACTATCAGCAAGCAAGAGCAGGGGGCGACTATCGTGGCTGAAATCAAAGTTTGGCCGTATAGCGTCCTCGTACCCCGCAATCCGCAGGCGGATCCGAACCCGTTCACAAAATCTGGCGGGGCATCGCTGGGAGGTGTTGAGCCAAAGACCAGAACGGACCGCGGCTGGTGGACCGTCAGCTACGGCGGAATCGTCATGCGCGGCAGGGATCGCGCGCAGTGGAAGTGCTGGAATGCCGTTAGGCAGCATCTCTCTGGCGGCGCAGGCGTCATAGCTGTGCGCATCCCGTCCAAGCTGGCCGCGCCTTATGCGTCCGGCCGATACGAGGCGCCGCCGGAAACGCTTCACGACGACCTGACGACCTTCGACGACGAGACTTTGCACGTACAGGGCGCCATCAACGTGGTCACGGATGGCGTAACGGCGCTTGGCGCCACCACGATCCGGCTGCGCATCATTAAGGCCGACGACGACCTTGTGGGCGTGCGCTTCTCCTGCAACCACGCAGCTTACGAGACAGGCCCGGTTATCTCCGTCGATGGGGATATTTGGGAAGTCCCGATAACGCCGGCCATTCGGCAGCTAATCCCGGCCGGCGCTGATCTTGAGTTCGACAACCCAACGTGTCTTTGCCACTTGGCGTCGGACACGGCCATGGACCTGCCGGAAGACTGGGCGGCGAAGAACGTGACGGTCAACGTCAGCTTCGTCGAGGCGACCGACTACTGGTCTCGCCTGGCCCTTGGGCTCGAGTAGCGGTCAACCACCAAAACACCACCACAAAATGAACTGGAGGCGGCATGGCTATCAAGTCATTGCGCGTGCTTTGCCAGGTCGAACTGCCGTCTGGAACGCTCAGATTCTGGGACGGTTCCAGCGGCATTTTCATCGACGACGACGGCGAGGAATATCGATCGTGCGTCCTCACTGACGACGCGCTCGACCAGATCGAAATGGCAATCAATGCCGAAGCGTTCACGCTTTCACTGGTGATTTCCGGCATCGATGGTGCCGCCTCGAATGCGATCTGGGCTGACTATGAGGCCGGCACAATTGTCGGCTCGCGCTTCCGCATTCTCATTCAAGATTGCGACGAGCTCGACCAGCCGAGCGGCTCCCCTTCGGTGATGTTCACAGGCACGATCGACAACCTGATTTTCAACGATATCGCCGCCGGCGGGCAGATCAAATCGACAATCACGATCGAAGTCACCAATCGCTTCACGCTGCGCACACTGACAAGCGGCGCGGTGCTTTCCGACACTGACCAGAAGGCTCGATCCGCAGTCCTGAACCCAACTGGCACGCCGGACAGATTCTGCGAGCGCATCCCGCTCCTGAAGGATCAGGAGATCAGATGGCCGAACTGGTGAGCATGGAGCGCGAGGCAGTCGCGGCCTTCATCGCAGCGGAAAAGAAAAAGTGCTGGGAACCGGGCCACGTCGATTGCTGCATGGTTTTGGCAAATTGGGCGATGTGGCTTGGCCACGACGACCCGGCCCCGCATCTGCGCGGACACTACGACGACGAGGCGGGCTTCCGCACTATTATCGCGGCCCACGGCGGTGTTGTGCCGCTGGTGGCGACCTGCGTGGCAAAGATTGGCGGGAAGCGCGTCCAGCGCCCGTTCTGCGGCGCCGTTGGCGTGCTCGGAAGCAAGAACAATCCTGACAGGCAATTCGGGGCGCTTCACGATGGCGAGAGCTGGCGCGTCAGAATGATCAACGACTACGGAAAGATGTGCGCCACACCGCTCGCGGTGTGGGACATCGGCGCGGGGGCGGCAAGATGACAGGTCTCGAGCTAATCCCGATCATCGTTTCGTCTCTCGCTACCACAGTCGTTGGCGCCAACCTGCTCTACGTAGGCACGTGGGCGGCGCTGGCGGCCGGCGCGTACTTCGGTTCACAAGCGCTTATGCCGCAACGGCCGAAGGTTCCGAAGCCCGAAGACGGAAAGTTCAACCTCAAACAAAGCGTGCCCCCGTTGGCTTACGTCCTGGGTCGGGTCAAAAAGGCTTCCGACTACGCGTTCTTGGAGGAGAAGGACGGAGTCGCCTACCACATTCTGGTGTGGGCTGGTCACAAGATTGAAGGGTTTGTCACCCACTACCTGCACGACGAAGCGGTAACGCTGGACGGCAATGGCGACGTAACCGCGCCGACGCACTTCTCGATCAATGGGCGCTATCTCGTTCGCATCCTGACGCGTCTGGGTGCGAACGTCAGCACGGCCTACGCGAGCGTAGTTGCTGCCTTTCCGGCAATCTGGACAAGCTCCCATCGTGGCGATGGGCTCGCATCCATCTGCATGACTTGCGGGCCGGTTGGGCAGCAGAAGTTCATGGACTGCTACCCGAACCAGATGCCGGAGCATTCGGCTATCGGGGACGGCATGCAGATCTACGATCCGCGCACCGAAACGACGGCTTTTAGCCGGAACCTGGCGCTGTTTCGCCTTTGGCACCTGACGCACCCCGTCGGCGGCAAGATGACGATAAATGACGTCTATCTGCCTGAGTGGGAACACGCGCTGGATGTGAGCGACGAGGACGTATTGAATCGCGGTGGCGTCACCGAGAAGCGATACCACGGCGGCCTCTGGTTCATGTCGAATTCCGATCCGGTTGAGATCGGGCGCCTGCTCGACCAAGCGGCGGAGATGGTTGTCTATGAGCGTCCAGATGGCACGGTTGGCGTTCACGCCGGCGAATATGTTGCGCCGACTGTTCGGCTCACGGAAGACGACATCATCAGTGCGCAGCTCGATGTCAATACGCGCAGGTCGGCCACCGTGCTTGCCGTCCGTGGGCGCTTTACCGATCCGGCCGACGGGTACTCCACGAACGACGCCGCCATCTATGGAAATCCTTACGGCGAAGTAGACGACAGCACGGAGCGGACATCGACGCTGGAAAACCAGGTGGTTCAGAGCCACAACCATATCCAGCGCCTGCAGAAAATCACCTATACCCGCAAGAACGCTCGACGCGTGGCCATCGTCGCTCACTACGAGCAGGCGAAGAAGGCGCTCTGGAGCCGTTTCGTCCAGGTTCACTTGCCGCCGAAGATGACGGAAGTCGTAGTCGAGATAACATCCACCCCGCGGCTTTCGCTGCGCGACCTCACGGTTTCCTTTTCTGGAATCCTTGTCCCAACCACGCTCTACGATTTCAACGCGGCCATTGAAGAGGGCGAGCCCGGTTCGACCGTGACGCCTATTGTTGGTGGAGGCGTTCCGGTTCCGATCGGGTTCACGCCGACGGTCGAGACTGAAGTAATCGCAGGTGGAGGGACTGCTGCCTTCATTCTTGGCGGATGGACAAGCGTAAATGACGCACTGACGCATGAGATGGAATACGAGCGGACCGATTTGGCGGCGGCGCCGATCTCTGTCTTTTCCGACGAAGGCGAGAACGATGTTCGTTCCGGTTACCTTGCCGATGGCGAGGAATACCGCATCCGCCTGCGTGCGTGGGGCGGCGGCACGCCTTCGGAGTGGACGGACTACACCATTCTGACGGCAACGGCCGATCCGGTTGCTCCAGGCGTCGTTACCGCTGTCAGCGTGACGCCGGGTGTTGGCGAGGCCGAATTCAATTGGACGGCGCCGAACAGCGCCAACTACTACGCGGCCCGCATATACATCAACACTGTGAACACGTTCGGCACAGCCACGCTGGTTGCTACGGAATATGGGCCGCCAAGCGCGGTCGATTTGCGGGCCGTCACCGGGCTAGTTGCTGGCTCCTACTACGGTTGGCTCGTCGCGATCAATCCGAGTGGCGTCGCCGCCACAGAGGTCGCTACGGGTGCGTTTACCGTGACGTAGCAGGACCCCGCGCCGAACGGCTCCACCCAAAAAAGAAACAATCCGAAACATAACCCCGCCTTGAGCGGGGTTTTTCGTATGGGACCAACCACATGACGATTAGCCCTTCCGCCTCTACCGTGTGGCGCAATTTCGTGACCGACGGTGTTCCGTCTTCCGGCAACCACAATGTCGAGAAGGCCGCAGAGCGCACGTGGGGCACGGCAGTGGAGACT